TACGAATGATGGTGCGAAGTGAGGACTTGGCCATGTCACCTTCGTAATCATATTCACCCTTGTCAGCTTCATCCTTCACAGCTTCACCAATGGCTACTGAAGCCACGGCACCTGACAAATCTTCAGCACCATAACTGCCTGGACCACGTGAACGAATAGCCTTGAATGGCTTGCCAGTTTTTCTGGTGGATGTTACAGCAGTGGATTCACGATTGCCTTCATTGTTGGGTTGATTCACCACATCTTCAGGCTTGGCGACAGTTTGAAAATTGATGGCATCCATGTCACCAATGCTGCTGGTGTGTGGTCCATCATCTTCTGGAATATCTTTGATGGCATCTTGTACCAGATTGTCCATGTCCATGACCTTGTAAGGAACTTTTGCCACAGATGACCCTTGAAGTTCTTCCTTCATTGCCATCTTGGTGGCTGTGGCATACATCACATTCTTGGCATCAGCACCATAACGCTTACGGAAGTCCTTGAAGTTCTTTTTCATGGACTTCACAATTTTTTCGCGCTGCTTCATGTCAGCGTCAGTCATCTTGGCTTCGTTCATGATTACTTTCCTTTCTTACGGAGCTTGGCGAGTACGGCGCCGGCAATCTTGGCACCACGTTCTTTTCCATACTTTCTGGCTGCCTTGGTGGCAATCTTGCTGAACATCTTGCCTGGCTTGCCAATGTCCTTACCAGCACGTGCCATCTTGGCTGAGTAGGAAGCTTCATCTAGTTCCACTTCTTCCTTCATACCTTTCTTCTTTCCACGAAGCATCTTGAAGTCATGTGCATCAATCTTGCCATTCTTGTTGGCATCAATCTTGTGTTGATTGCCCTTCAAGGCTTCATTAGCAACTTCTTCATTGGCATGGTGGTCATATGCGCCTGGTGAATGGTAACCATGTTCAGTATCTACACTCTTGTTAGGATGCACACGAGTCACCTTGGTCTTCTTGCCCTTGTTAGGACCATAGTTGGGACTCACGGTGTCACCAACCTTCACTTCTTCATTTTGTTCTTCACAATCTGCACATTCTTCTGTGTTGAACATGTTGGTGGCTACATCTTGCTTGTAGGCATCCAACAATTCACCCACACGTGATTGCAAAATGTTGTTGAAGGCTTTTTCAGCTTCCATGGCATCACCACTATCAATGTGGTCAATTAAATCAAGAACGTTTTCGTTTATGTTTTCCATATCTATCTCCTAGGGAGTTATGAATTGATGTCTTGAGGTGTATTCGGTTCAGGTTCAGGAGCCATGGCTTCCATTTCTTTCTCCATGTCCTCAATTTCTTCATCAGTGAATCGGAGAATGTTCTTTTGAACATATTTCTTCGTGACATACTTGCCTACGAAGGGATCCATTTGTCCTACTAGTTCAGCTCGTGAACGAATGATTTCTTGTTCTTTGCTTTCTGTGTAATAGGCGTCTTGAGCAAAACGATATTCCACATCATTGTACATCTCCTTCCAATCCTGTTCCGTCAACACACCCTTCAGAATCAATTGTGTTTTCAACAGGTCACTAAACACTTGTGAGAACTGTCTGCGAAGTTTGCCAATGAACTTGGTGAACTTCAATTCATCACGGGTGATTTCAGCAGCACGACCAAAGTTCAATCCTGCCTGTTGTTGCAATCGTGAGATGGGGACATTCAATGCCTGATACAACTTGCGTTGGAAGTATTCAATGTCAGCAATCTCACCAAGATTCTGTCCTCCAGGCAGTGTGGAGATTTCTGTCCCCTTGCCACCTTCACGGCGAGGCAACCAGAAGTCTTCCAACATGCTCATGGTTTTCTTGTCATCACGAATCTCACCTGTGTTGGCATCATACACCAACTTGTTGCGATAACGATTCATGATGTCCTTCAGGTATTGTTCTGCCTTCAGCTTGGGAAGATTGCCTACGTCGATGTAGAAGATACGGCGTTCTGGTGCTCGGGCTAACCGATAAATCACCAAAGCATTCTCCATCATGCGAAGTTGGTTGGCAGGCTTGATGGCTTTATGTAAATAGCTCAACACCATTTGATTGTCCACATCATACAATCCTGATGTGGTGTAACAGATGGCATCTTTTGTGATTTTCAATCCTTGAACATTCACAGATGCGGCAACATTCTGAGTCATGTGAAGGCCCTTCTCATTGTACACGAAGTACTCCTCCACATTCTTCACAAACTCCACACCCGTCTTGATGTCTTTTTCTTTGTTGACGTTTCTGACCTTCTTGATTTTTCGTGGGTCAATGTACCGAATGTCTGTGATGCCTTGCTTAGGCTTTGCAGTATCAATCACCTTGTGAAAATAGATACGCCCATCAATGTACCAGCGACGAAAATAATCTTGTCCTTTGTCCTTGAAATGAAGCATTTCCAAAATATTATCAAATTCAGCTTCAATGCTCTTCTTCACAGAAGAAGATGCTTTCACTTTCTGTAAATCCAATGTCACAGCATCTTCATTGTCCAGATTGGCAATGGATTCATTCACCACATCATCAATGGCGGCATCCACATCAGCCATCAAAGAAATATCACGATATCTCTTGATTTGTTCTGATTCATTTTTTGCTGCTCCTTCCAGGTCCAGGTAGGTGCCATAATAGCCACCTGCCTTGATGGTGTCCAGAGCTCCTTCCGTGTCGGAAGGTGGTACAAAGGAGCGTTCCGTTTGTACCGGTTCCTTCCGTTTGATGGAATACCCAAAAATGTCCATAATATTTCTACCTTGTTAAAGATTAAACAGGTGTCACTTCAAAATGTGAGTATTGGAACGTCACATTGAATTCTGAAATCACATCGTTTGCTGAGTAGGCCAATGCCACTTCAGAAACAGTAATTGGGAATGAGTTGTAGATTTTGTATGTACGAATGATGGCATCATTACGGTCCAGTTGTGACACTTCCAGGTCACACATGTATGTAGCTGGTGCCAATGAGCCGCCGTTGTCCACACGATTGTTCATGAGGTTGGACCAACGTTCAAACAGTTGGCGCATCTTCATGCTGGTGTCGTTCAACACGGTTATGGTCCATGGATCAAATGTCCGTTCACCAGCCATCTTCACTTCACGACCACGATATTGCACGATGGTTGGATTGACGTTTGATGCTGGCAAGGCTGCAGATGTGACCAGTAGTGAATCATCACTTGCACCTGCTCCAACAGCAGCAGGGAAAGTTAGTGTCACTAGGAATTGGTTTGGACGTGCACCACCTGCGCCTAACTTATTCTTGAATTGCGAAATATCCATTGTGTTCTCCTAGATAGTTATTGATTAGGCGCCAGCCACTTCTTCAAATGCGACACCAGTACGTGTGGCAACGAAGTTCAGTGTGATGAAGTTGATGGAACGAGCAGGCTTGATGAAGATGTCAGCCACGAACTGATTGGCATCAATCACATCACCTGTGTTGTTGGTTTCATCGCAGATTACACGGAAGTCATAGACACCACGACGACCCTTGATGTCACGGAGGAATGGTTCCACCAGATTACGGAATTGAGCACGTGTGAAGGCGTCATTGAATTCAAACAATTGGTACTTGGCTGCTGTGGCGATGGCCTTTTCTAGTACGATGAACAAACGACGAACATTGATTCTGTCGAATGCTGATGGCTTGGAGAGAAGTGTCTTGTCACCGAACAACACAGTGCCTTCACCTGGGAATGACACCACAGGGTTCACACCCTTCTTGTAGAGTGTGTCACGGTCTGCCTTGTCTGGTGAATAGGCCAACTTCACCACGTTCTTGATTTGACCACGATTCAAGCCACCTGGTGAGAACCAAGGGTCAGCAATGGTGTCTGTACGAGCGCAGAGACCTGCCACGTCAGCGTTCAAGGGCACCCAACGATACTTGTCGTTGTACTTGTCGTATTGATACTTCCAACCTGAGTCCAACACAGCGTAGGAAGTGGATGTTAGTGTGTTACGGAAAGCCACCACATCTGTGGCTTCATTACCTGCATTGTTATACACATCAGCAAGTTCTGGTGAGATGAACACCATGCAATCCTTGCGGTCTTCAGCAATTGTGATGACACTTGACGCCACAGTGGCATTGTGTGGACCACACACCAGAAGATTCACATCAATCAATTCTGCGTTGGCGAATTCATCATAACCTGTGATGACATTGGCATCAGATGGTGAAGCATTTACACCGCCTGTGAGTGATGATGAGACTGCACTTGGAAGCATTTTGAAAATTGTACCATTCACTGCATTTGAACTCCATGGAGTATCAGCTGATTTGAAAGCGGCCGCAGTGACAGCAACAGCAGCATTGGCTGTCAATGTCAAACTGGTGTTAGATGCAATAGCTGATACTGTGCCAATGGTAGTTCCTGCGCCATTGGCAATCACAGACCCAACTTCTAATTCTGTAGTGAATGCTGTACCCACACCGGTAACTGTGGTGCTGGATGTGGTGCATGTGATGGTACCAGTTAAATTACCGATGGTGGTGTCAGTCATCCACCAAATATATTTGGATCCTTTCAATACTTCCTTGTAATAATTTGTAGCGCCTTCTGTGGTTTTGGCATTTGCTGCCTTTGATACGTTAG